GCAATTAACTGTTGTTTTTCTTCATCACTTACTCCTTTTGAATTAGAAATCATTTTTTGCAATGTGGACATACTCTTATTCTTAGTTTCATCTAATTTAGTTGTAATTTGAGTTGCCATAGCATTAAAGTTATTAACTACAGTATCCTTCATTTCTTGAGTGACTTTAGCTCCACTCCATAGTATTTGATTCAAACTAGTAGTCGCTTTTCTCTCTAGTTCCAAATATGCTCCAATAGCTTTTTTTGTTGCTCTAGATGTTTCTTCACCAAATAATTCAACCTTTGGAATAGCATCCTTTTTCAAGTGTGTATATAACTTTATCCCAGCTATTGTTGCAGCTCCTATTCCAAGTACCCAAGGATTTAATAATAATGTTCCTGATCTTGCTGCTATTCCAAATCCGCTTATACTGCCTGTTGCTACTTCGGCTGATGTTGCAACTGCCGTGGTGGCTTCTGCTGCTACAGTAGCACCTTTGAATAATCCAAAGAAAGAGCCTACTCCAGATCCTAATTTCATTAATCCTGATATACCCATTGTAATTCCATTAACAGTTTTTAAGAAAGGTCCCATTGCTAAAGTACCAACTGTTATTCCTAATATGAATTTTTTAGTTGCTGGACTCAATTCACTAAATCCATGTGCTAAATTAGATATTGTATCCACTACTGCAATTATTCCTTTTGTTATGTCAGGAATCTTATCCGTAAACCATGTCACAAATTCTTTTGCATATGGTGCCAATCTTTCTCCTAGCTCAATTTTCATTCCTTCTACTGCACTTTTAAGTATGGTAAATTGCCCACCTAAGCTATCAAGTTTAGTATTGGCCATTTCTTTTGCTGCACCATCAGCACTTTCAAGCATATCTATATATGTATCAAATTTCTCAGTACTTGTATTAAGTACAGCCAACATACCACTCATGGCTTCCTGTCCAAATATACTGGCCACAGCCTGTTGTCTTTCTTGCTGAGTTAATTTAGACATTTTCTTTCTCATATCATCCATAATAGAATTGAAAGGCTTAATTTTACCATGGGAATCTGCTATACTTATTCCTAATTTATCTAACCATTTTGATGCCATTCTAGGTGGTTTTGCAAGCCTAGTTAATGCTCCTCTTAAAGCATTACCTGCCATTGAACCCTTAATCCCTGCATTTGCCATCATAGCTAGTGCAGTAGTAGTTTCTTCTGCACTCATTCCAAAAGCGGTGGCAGGTGATGCTGCATATTTAAAAGATTCACCTAACATTTGAACATTTGTATTAGCGGTACTCGAAGCCTTAGCCATAACATCTGACAAATGTGTGGTATCTTTAGCTTTTAGTCCAAAAGCTGTAATTGCATCTGATACAATATCTGAGGTCGTCGCTAGATCAGTACCACTTGCGGCTGCTAAATCTAAAAGACCAGGCATAGCTTTTATAATCTGATTTGTTTTAAATCCTGCCATTGCTAAGTAATTCATGCCATCTGAGGCTTCTTTAGCACTAAATGCCGTGGTGGCACCTAATTGTTTTGCATTACCCCACAACTGTTCAAATTCTTGCGTTGTTGCTTGGCTAGTAGCTTGAACATTTTTCATTCCCTGTTCAAAGTCCATGAAAGTTTTCAGAGTAGAACCTACTCCTAAACCACCAACTAATACTGCTCCTGCCGTGGCCACTGCTAGCAATTTGCTTCTAGCAACTTTTGAAAATTTGGATATTTTTGATTCCACTCTATCCAAAGGTCTACTTAATCTATCTCTTAACCTTACAGATGGACTTGCTCTTATCCTATTAAGTCTCCGTAATCTTCTCTCTGACTGTTCAGTGTATCTATCTAAAGACCTTAATCTTCTTCTAGATTGTTCATCACCTGATACTCCAACATTTATATCTAATCTATATATTTCCCTTTGGGCCAACTATCTCGCCCCCTTTTGAGCTTTAGCTTTCTCTGCTGCTCTTTTTTCTTCTTGAATTTCATAATCAGAAAAAGCGAGGAGTAATTTCCTCGCCATATCACTTCTAGACATAACAAAGTCGGGGTCCATATCGTGCTTTACAAATAAATTATACAAAGCAGTAATTTGGCCACCCCGACTTATAAGTTTTTTATTTCTTCTAGATCATTATCAAAAGCACTTAATTCTAGTACCTTATCTGCCATAGCAGACGTTTCTCCCGCAAGGAATTTTTTTCTGATTACTTGCCTACCATCTGAAGCTTTAAGCGCATCTAGTAACTTCTTATCATTCCAATTAGGTTTTACAGTTGCAACTTCTATTAATGCAGCGTTAAATTCTTCATCATCAAGTTCTTTAACCCTTTTTCCTCTTTCCTTTCTAGTATAAGTACATTCTCTCTTTATTCTGTTTATTTCTTTTTCTGAAAGCCCTTTAAGAGTTATTGGTATTCCTAACCTATCAATTAGGTATGTAGCTTCTGGTGCTTCTGTAGGCTCCATAAGCTTTGCAATTATATTTTCCTCAGTCATATTTAATATTTCTTCTTCAGTTATTCTTTTATTATTTTCCATTTTAAATCACTCCTAATTTTTTATTTTACTTCAATTTTGTCTACTAATTCATACCCTTCAAATGTGAAAGGGGTTTCTTCTTCTACAAGCTCATTAGCTTTTAAGTTCACAAGCTGTATTTTATCGGCCATACAGTTTTTAAGCCTTATTCTTTCATGTCCATAAGCTTCAGGGTCTTCTAATGCTGTAATAACTTCAAACCTTTCAAATCCTTGTTGAATCATTTTAGAAGATACTTTATATCCTCGTATAGATCCTGTCCCTTTATAGTTACCCTGCTTATATCTAACCCATGTATCACCTAATACATTTACTTCTTTTTTATCTAATTCCACATCAGCAGTACAATCTGTAAGATTCGTTTGCCATTCTCCATCTATAAGTATCTTTCCTCTTGAACCATGTATAGTTCTTGATGCATCTAACATATTCTCCCTCCTATCTTATATAGCCTGTTCCAAAGATTTTCTTCATGACATTTACATATCTAGCATCCCATTTCCAGAAGAATTCATCATTAGCTGCATTCTTTTGTAATTCTTCATCAATTTCTACAGTAAAATCATCATCTATTAATTCTCCAGCATTTAAGACTTCAAAATATTGTTTAAGCGCTGCTAAGATTGCTAACTGGCCATTTCTATTATTTAATACTTTTCCTACATACTGTCTATTGCCTGTAAATGCAGTATCTTCATCCACGGCATCCATGAACTTAATAGCTCTTAAATATCCCCATGTCTCATTTTGGTCTTGGCCATAAGTCTTAAGAGTATTTACATCGTCCTCAATCACCACAGCTCCATCATCATATCTAAGTACAATAGTTCCAGATAATAAGGCACTTTCAATTTCTTCATCTGTTAAATGCTTAGTAACATCTTGAAATACTGTAGTGGCATTGCATAAACATTCTTTTAGGTCCTGACCTTCTCCTAAGGCAGCTATATAACATGCGGTTTCAGCAGGTGTGTATTCTATTCCATCCAAAATTCCCCCTACACCACCTACATAGTGTATTGCTTCATGATTATAACTCTTTGATTTGTTATTAGCTTGTACTAATGTTTCATCTGAATTTCCACCAAAATAAGTTCTAATTTTCTTGCCATTTCTTCTATTTCTTTCAACCCAAGCCTTTACACTTGTATGAAGTGCTGAATCAGTTATCCCATCAAGTGCAAATCCATTAAATTTATGACCTTCAAAGGCATTCATAGCTCCAATGTAATGTTCATTAGTTATTGTGGCTACACCATCATTACCACCTGTAAGAGTTTGATTTGCTACACTTGCTAAATTTCCATTTCCATCATTCACTTTAGTAGCTTCGAGCCATTTATTTTCTGAATTACTGTTAATGGCAACAGCTATTTCCTCTATAGTTCCTGAAAGTCCAGAAAATACATATAACTGTCTAGCTTCTTCAAATAAAACTATATCTACTTTGGTACCATCAACTATGTTAGGTTTGACGGTTATATTAAAATCTCTAGTTGTAGGATACTTACTTTCTAATTTAAGTACATCAACTGGCGTATCAGCTGTTGTATCTTTAAGGGTTGTAG